GTGTCCTTCCGTGTCCAAAAAACTGACCCATTCGGTTTCCTTTCGAGTAATTGCATCGAGAACAAGCTGCAACAAGGTTATCCGGATCATCTGTGCCACCTTTGCTTATCGGTATCACATGATCCACTGTCGTTGCATCTTCGCTTCCACAATACTGGCAACAATAACCATCACGAATCAAGATCCGTGCTCGTATCTTCGACCACAATCGCGTCCCACCATTGGCTCTTGCTGACTTAGCTGGCATCAATGGTATCCATTAGCCTTGAAGAATCTCCATGCATTACACATCGAACCATAACGCTTTGTGATGTAGCGGATGCTCCAGTCCACCATAGAGAATCCGTCGAGCTTGCCATACTTGGTGTTTCGCATCTGACCTAGACCGAAGTGCGATCCGTTCTTGGCATCGACTCTCCAGTTGCTCTCCTTAGTAATCAACGCATTGAAGCAATTGAACTGCTCGTAGTTGATAATCCTTGAATGTGCATAAAGCTTGAGCAAATCAGTCTGTGTAACTGCTTTTGCCTCTGTTGTTGTGGATATTGTCAAGATGAGAATTGACATTGGAATAGCTAATAAGTTTTTATTTGTTTTTAATTTTATATTTATTTTCTTTTTATTTATCTTTATTTTCAAGATATTATCTTTCAAGTATAGCGATGGATCCTGACATTCTGTCAAGGATTGAGTCCGGAGTGTCGCATCGTCCACAAGTGCCTGTGGATAAGTTTGTGGATAACTATTCAAGGCCAGCCACCAGCGAATCATCGACTAGCTTGACAGAGAATGCCCCACAACCAGCGCATTGAGCGAACCATTCGTGCATCGTCAGCTCACGCCCTTTAGTGATCAGATGTTGCTGACGTGCATCACCATAGAGCTTCTTGCATATTGAGCAATCAAATTGCAGCAGTGGCATATTCGCTCCTGACCAGATTTTCGATTGGGTTCAGATTGCCCTGATCAACCCACCAAGTATCCTGACGTGGATTCTTGAATCGTTTACGTTTAGCAAAGGCTACTGGAAGCCAGCCCACTATGTAATAGTCCGGCGACTTGCCGACCACTAGAACCGCAACGTCCTCATCGCGATCGGATGGATAAACAATAAGGTTGCCGCCAACGTATGACGTCCACTTGACTTCTATGCCGCGAGCCACATCAGCTCTAATCTTGCCCTTGTTATCGCTCATGTCATAGTCAAGTCCGAAGTATCTGGCAACACATAATTCAGCAGCTAGTGATTGCGCCAATTCAATGACCCGTTCGTAGTTATTTAACGTGTTGTTATATCTCGGCGTTTGTGGCTTTGATTCGTCCCAATTAAAGACGACCGCTGCTGCATGATTAAAGATAGCCCATTCATCAGCTTGCGTGACGTTTATTTTCTGCATTTGCCACAGAACCACAGAATCGGTGTTCCAGAGACATCGCGTTGATAACCGGCACGATCTAGGATCTCAATGCGCTCGCAGTTATCACATCGCTCACACTTGAACTCAGCAACTACCTTGCCATCAAGTAATGTCCGACCGACCATCTCAGCCACGTTAATGACTTCGGTTATCTCACTCACTTGATTACCATCACAATCATCGCAATACCAAGAGCACATTGAAAAGTAACAAGAATTAAGATCAGTCGACTCTTTGTCATACTTGTGGCTTCCATTGGCCATCAGATGTCAATGTGTACCAAGTTGGCGCGCATTGTCTAGCCTTCACCTTTTCAACGCACATATAGCCGCCCCAGCCTTTGCCAGTCTTAGCCGATGTGCCTTCTTTCCAGATCATGTGGCCATGTGAACACATCGGAGCAGGCGCTACTTGCACTGCACCTAACGTCTCTTTGATGGTGTCAATGGCAATTCCTAGCGTTGGAATACCGGCTTCTTCAGCTTCTTCACGTGTCTTAAACGATGGAACGTCCCCGAACTTTGTGCTCCAATAGTCATAGGCAACCGCAGAATCCTGGACAATCTTTGGATCAATGCGCTCTACCTGTTGCATATTCTGAACTGTTGGACGTTTATCTGCGCCTAGAACTAGCCCTGCGCACCTGCCGATGGCTGACGTCACTGTGTCCTCAACGAACCACTTCTTCATCTGGACGTTGTAGGTGTTCACGTTGCCGAATGCGTAATCAATACCTGCTGGCTCTTGATCTTCGTAGTTACGATAGATCCGGCACTCGACTAGGACGTAGCCCTTTTCAAGATTGACGTCCATGATTGATGTGTGAATCTTGCCGCTTGGATATGTAGCCCAGAATCGCTTGATCCGTGTTGCGACGTCTTCGTAGTTTTCTAAGAAGCTCACTTTGTCACCGCCTGAGATGATGCATGACGGCCTACTGCGCGACCGCGTTGATAGCCCTCTTTGTGGCCTTCTTTGTAGCCCATTGAATAGCTAACAATCGCCCATAAAATACAGGCCAAACACATGAATAAAAATAAACCGATTTCACTTGTTGTCATTTTTGCTCCCGTGGGAGCCTTGTCGAATGCTCCCAGATACAGAGTGACATCAATGACTGACATTGGCAAGAATGCCTGTCGGCGTGTCTATTTCCTAAGTGCTAATTCTAGAATTAACTGATCCAATCGCGCTTCAATTCGGCTCACTTGATCTTTCATGCTTGAACCACCATTCGGGCTTAACTCCGACATGATGGATCGCACAATGACTCTCATTGACGAATAGATGGCGGTAAGCACTGCTAAGACAAGCGCACCCACCGCCGTCCATTCGCCCACGCTCACTTCTGGCGACCGAAAGACATGTCGTTCGGATTAGCCCATCTGGCTAGGACTGGCACTATGCCAGCGATCAAGCCCATCGCTAAAGCTTTTGGATCCTGATTTCCGCTCATGTAAACGGCTAGTGCTCCTGCGACGGAACTGCGAAGCCATGATGCTGCGATTGCTTTAAGTTGAGTCATTTCTTCTTCTCCTTTGTCGGCTTTGCCATAGGTATTGGCTCGACCACTGGATATTCTCCAGCATAAGCGGCCAATCTAACGCGACCGAAACCGACAATCTCCTTGCCAATATATCTACGTTTGAGCATCACCATGCCGCCGTTGCGCTGATCTCCGTCTCCGGACGTGTTGCCTTCGATGGTCAGAACGCTTGTCTGGCCTACCTTGACCACAATGCCGATGTGACTAATCCGATCAATGCCATCGTGTGGAAAGTCCATAAAGCATAAATCTCCAAGCTGCGGCTTATCTTCAATCCAACGTCCTAGCTCTTTCATTTTATGCGCGCCAGCAGCCGTTGAAACCATTGACGGAATCTTGACTTTTGCTTGATCAAAGCACCAATTAACGAATGAACCGCACCACGGCAATCCATCGGCGTTTGTGAACTTGCCGTATTTAGTCAGATTCTCGCCAGTCTCAATCGTGCCGATTTCAGCTAGTGCGACTTCGATAATCCTTGCAGCAGTGCCGTCCGGATAAATCTTAGTCAAGTGTTCCACTTATAGCCCAAGTGCCGTTTTAAGGTCTGCAACGGATAGGCCAACGCTCGAAAGTTTGTCGTCCAAAGTTGGCTCTTTATCAATTCCAATATGAGAATCTACAACTCCTTTGGCTTTAGCCTCATCTTTGGCTTCAATGTCTAAAAATAGTGACCCATTTTCTACTGTTGCATATTCAGTAATTGCAACACCAGCAGCCTTTAATTCATCGAGTAATTGTGCGCCATTAAGTTTATTTGGCAAGTTAAATTGGATCATATTATGCTCCTAAAAATTGGACTTGGAAAAATGAAGAGCCAGCACCTAAATCATTTTGACCTTTAAGAGTCTGAGATGAGCCTGAACTCTGAAACATATTTATTTGCAAATAGTCTGAGACTGCTAAGTCAGCAATAAAATACACATTGGCAGAAGTTAAATCGGGGGCAGACCAACGCAAAAAGGACGCCGCGATTGTGCTGCCGTTCTTATAAATAGAAACGCGGCTATCGTTATTCCACGCAGTTGTTGAAATGTTTGCCGTAATGAGGTATTTGCCAGCATAACTTGCTGGAATTGTAATGCGTGAATTGTTTGTTGAGTTATCGTGAAATGCATTGGTATCAAAATGCTCTTGGTCAAAGGCGACGAGAGTGTTTGTTGCATTTGATAAAGTCTGATTTGCTCCAAACTTTAGTGAGCAACCAACAAAGGCTGGAGTAGTTGATGTAGGTGTAGCCCAAGAGGGAATACCTGATGCAACAGTGAGCACTTGACCAGTGGAACCAATACCTAATCTTGCTGGTGTGTTAGCAGCAGATGCATAAAGTGTGTCTCCTGTTGTTGTCATAATCGATTGCGGAGATGTCTGCCACGCAAGTCCGGTACTTTGAGTTGAATCAGCTCCTAGGACATATTTATTCGTGCCAACAGCCAATCGAGCATCGACTGTGCTGAAAGTGAATAGATCGCCCTTTGTTGTTAATGGCGTCTGATCTGTCGGTGTCGTCCATGTGAAGGCCATATTCGTTCCAGATGTTTTTGATAACACTTGACCCGTTGTGCCACCGAGCAGATATTGCATTGATGTATCAACGGCCTGACCAAATACGTTAAAGTCCGCCGGTAAGTTAGTAACAAGGCTGGCAGATGTCGGCATGACCCAGCCGAAGTTTGTTGTTGGATTGGCCATTATTTTCCTTTCTTATGCAACGACTAAGGCGTGTTCCCAGTCAAGTGTAGGCAAGATTGTAGACCAAGTTTCCGACACGCTGACA